GCATCGGGTTTGGGGGGGGTAGAATCAAGGCAGCCGCGAGCGAGTGCAACCCACCCCCCCGGGGGGTCTGTGGGCTGTATATATATTTATGTCAACTACGTCCGCTCGACAGTAGCCAGCTACAAGCACCACTTGATTCTATGTATATTGTGGCAGCGAGTAACGAAGGAGTTGGTGATGAGTGATAAGAAGACACAGATGACAGCGTACAGGTTTGCTTTTAACGCTACGGCAGTAGGTAGGACACCTGATGAAGCCTTTGAAGAGCTTCTGAAGGCCCTGAAGGAGGACCCAAGGGAAGCTATCCATGAAGAGGTTAGCTATGCACCTTACGATTACTTCTACATAGACAGTGAAAAGCCACCTGAGAGTTAAGCACCCCTTAACTTTTTCACATATGCAATTAAAAGCTTCCTTAGACCCTCCCCCCCTGCACCCCCCCTCTAGATATATGTTTTTAGATTAATAGTTATCTAAACATAGGAGTCTATAGGTCTATGTCTACTATCTATATATCTAGACTACCCCTCCCAGCGCTCCCTTAGAGTAAAGATATAGAGATACTTCGTCAATGGGGTGTACACACTTTTCTTATGTTGA